ACTCCAATGTGAGTTTACATAATAAGTCATAAACATATCTCTATTTGGTATCTTTGGGTTTTCTATTTGTCCTAAATCACCAGAACCATACATTCTATAAAAACAAGCTGGGTGAGTTACAAATACTGGAACACCTTCCATCAAAGCAACAGCGCCAGCTGTACTAGTATAAGTTACACACGCCCAAGCGTTTTTTAAATCTTGTAGTAAATTTGTTTTTTCTATTGATGTATGTTCTACATTTTTTATATTACTTAAAATCCAATTCAAATTCTTTTGATCTTCTTTTAACTTTTCTGTCATAACAAAATGTTTATGTGATCTAATAATAATTTTTCTATCTGTATATAATCTTAATCTTTGTATAACTTCTCTCGCCCATTCATAACAACCTGTTCCAAAAGATGAAAATCCACCACTACCTCTATTTAAACATAGTAATATATGATCGCCACTCTTACGCCAATCTTTGATATTTAAACTTAATTCTTTTTTTACTTTATCAGTTCTTTTAAAAGAAGTTTCATCTACAGGTAAAAAGTCAGCTTCGTGTGAGTGAATTGATCTATAAGGGTATCTACGATATACATTTTGTATATCTTTTTCTTTTTCATAATAACCTAAAACGTTACTATCTAAAAAGAATATTTGTTTATCTGTTTTTTTATCTACAACTTCTTGTCTTAAAATATGACTTTTAGAATTTATATCATCTGATTTATAAGCGAAAATAAAACTATAATCTGATGATTTAAAAATATTATCTTCTATATAATTTACTTTTATTCCGTGTTTCTCTGCGCCTTTTCCAAATGGTAATAGTTTATCTACTTTTGTTCCACTTGTAGTTCTCAAATAAATGTTTAATGTTTTCATTATTCCAAATCAATTTTATTAGAATCCTCATACATCTCAAACCATTCTTGCGAATAATCACAATCTTTGTATTGTTTAAAATATGGTCCACCTTTTGTATAGTGTACTAACTTCGCACTATAATTATATTCATATTCACCAACTAACCAATTCCATTCTTCATCAATTTTACCTATTAAGTCTTCGCTCTCTAACCATTTGAATTGATGAAGTTCTAAACCACTAGCGCTGTTTACATAGTCTGGTGTTAACGCTGTACACTTCGCATTATTAAATATCATCATACTTGACCAATTCTTTTTAGGATATACTGTTTGTGGTTGGTTCTTAAATTTAACTGTTGTACTAGGTGTATAGTCGTGTTGTACACATTGAACAGCGTATTGTGTTGTTCTTTGTCGCCACAATAAAGATATATCCGCTCTCGCTAACATATCACAATCCATAAAGATAGCGTGACCTGAATAGTTACAAAGATACGGAACCAAAAATCTACTAAACGCAAACTCTGTTGATTGTATTTGTAATCTTTCTCTAACAAATATATCTTTAATGTTTTGTAATCTTATCGGTGTAATTGATATTGGTTGTGTGGAGTGTTTTAATAAACTATGTGATAATGTACTAAACGCCACCTTTTCGCTGTCATCATATCCTATAAAAATTCTAATCATCTATGTGGTCCTAAGTTTCCATATTTGTCTTGTATATCTTGTTTAATTAAATAAGCCCACATATCAGCATCAAAATGTGTGACTATAAAATCTGGATTATTAGGAGCTTCAAATATTTTGTCTGTGTCTTCAAATCTACTAACTTTTTTTGTATCCATCCAAATTGTATAATCAGCATTAAATTCTTTCCTTGTATATTCTGTTGGACAAATAAAATCAACAATTACATTTCTATTTTCACTCTTTGCTTTTTGAGCAAGTATTTTCATTCTTATTGCTTGTTTTAATCTACCTTGTTCAGAAAAATCCCAATCGTTTACTTCTTCTCTAATCTTGTCAGCATTTAACCACACTGCATTAAACATTGGTGTTAATACTTTTGCCAAAGATGTTTTACCTGAACCTGATAGACCCATTATTAAGACTATCATATTTTTGCCTCTGGACTTTTACCTGTTAGTTTTCTTTTACCTTTTGTATGGTCATAAACAGTTCCTAATATTGATCTTGCCTGTACGTGTCCAGGTCTATTGTCACCTATATTATTATTTTTTACTTTCATATCTTGTTCAAAAACTTTTCTAACGTAATCCCAAACATAACTATCGTGGTATTCACTTAAACTATATATCTCATCATAATCATACATCTTTTTCATATAACGAGCATAGTTTCTAGTTTGATTATGTTGCATATTAAAATACAAGAAACCACATTCACTATAATTACTTCCACGACCTAGATATGACATCATACAATCATCTTTGTGAATATGTTTTTTAATCCAATCTACATCTATTGATTTATAGAATACACTATCAGCGTCAATACAAATTAAACCATCAACATCTTTTGAACAATTATCTATGGCGTGTGTATAAGCATAAACTTTATATGAAAATCTTACACCATCTTTCTTAAATGATTCTACTTCTCTATGATTATTTCTTTCTATGAATTTTTTTAGATCAGGTATCTTATCAAACATATCATCATCTTCATTATATACAATTAAATCAAATGGCCAGTTATATGTTTCTTTAAATCTGTATGCGTATTCTTTATATAATTTATTATTCCAACTAGTGACTACTTGAATTTTCATAACCAACTTTCGCAATATAAAAACTATCAACAATATCTGATACAGGATTACCTATCTTCTGTACATCAAACATCTTTTTTAAATCTGTATTTGTTTCTTTTGAAAATGATTCATACATCAAATCCTTATCGGCGTTCCCCTTACCAGTGGCGCCTTTCTTAACTACACTTGGTACAACTGTATCATATTCTATTCTCATCTGTTGTAATCTATATTTTAAGATACCACAGTTTTCAGCAATCTGAAATACTGCTTGTCCTTTTGAACCAAAGGAATAACCTTCAATGTAAACTAATTGTTCTGTATGTATTGTGTCTTCGATTAGTTCATATACCCAATCTGATATTTGACTAAATCGTCTAATAGGTGTGTCGTATTCTTTATGTTCAAATCCAGTAATATTGTTTGACATTTTACCAATATACTTTTTCTTATTTGTTAAGTAATAAAATTTACTATTCTTAAATACGAAATCTGTTGTAATACAAATAGCAGGACTTGTTAAACTATAATCAATTCCAATTATCGTCTTCGGATTCGTTTGTCCAGATTGTATCTTCTTCATCTTCTAGTTCCTCTACTTCGTGTCCACAGAAAGGGCAATTCAATGGTTCTAAATCCTGAACCTCTATGTCCCATTCTACAGTATATTTAGTTTCGCAACTAGAACAAGTTTTTGGTCTCTTTTCAATCATTATAGTTTAAATTTTTTAAATTGATCTTTCTTAACATCTTGTTTGATACCACCAATCACATAACTTTCAATTTCTGTTTCTTGTGGTGCGTTTTGTGTTGATCTACTGTTTAACCAATGGTCAACCCAAGGTAATGGGTTTGTCTTTTGGTCATAAACAGGTTTTAATCCAATTGCTTTCATTCTTCTATTAGCCATATATTCTACAAATTGATGTAATAGTTTTTCTGATAAACCTATCATAGAACCTTGAGAGAACAAGTAAGTCGCCCATCTCTTTTCTTCTTGTACTGCTTCATCATACATTTTATATACATCATCTTCAGTATCTTTAATTACTTTGTTCATTACTTTATCATTTTCTACATCTCTAAAGTTGTTTATAATTCTTTGAGATACTGCCAAGTGTTGACTTTCATCTCTGGCAATAAAAGAAATAATCTTCGCTGAACCTTCTAATAGTTTTAATTCACCAAACGCAAAACTACAAGCGAAAGATACATAAAATCTTAAACCTTCTAATATGTTTACAGTCACTAATGCTTTCCATAATTTTTTCTTTAGTTCATACTCATCAACTTTAGTTTTATCTAAATGCCATCTATGACCTGTTTCAATTAAATCATCATAACATTGTGTAACTGATTGTGCTCTTTTCTCTATTTTTTCATCTTTGATAATAGTATCAAATACATCACTAGGATTAGAATATAAGTTCTTAATGATGTAAGTATAACTTCTACTATGGATAGTTTCCATAAAGTCCCAAGTTACAATACAACCTTCTAGTTCTGGTAAAGAACAAAATGGTAGGAATGCCAAACAAGGACCACGACCTTGTACACTATCTAACATAGTTTGATATTTTAGATTAGATGTAAAGATTGCCTTTTGTTCTGGTCTTAAATCTGCGTAATCGTTTCTATCTTTTTGTAAAGATACTTCTTCAGGTCTCCAAAAGTAACCTAATTGTTGTTGAGTTAGTTTATCAAAGATAGGATATTTCATTGTATCATATCTTTGTACAGCCAAGTCTTCACCAAAAAACATTGGTTGTTTTAAAAAACTGAC